TGTTGTCAAAACATTGACACGAAGCTGTGTCTGTGGTGATTCCCAGACATATACTGAAGATGGTGCAACCAAGAACGCTGAGTTATCGATTACGCCAGATGCAGCGATATTGTGATCCACGATTAGGTCTGTGCCTAGTACATTGCCACGAACAGATGTTGCTACTGCATTACCTGCTGCGTTGTATGTTGCGCCTTGAGCTGAGTACAATGCGCGACCTGTTGTGTCTGCGTATCCTGTGATAGCTGCCCACTGGTCAGTTGAAGCAACTAGCTTGTTAGCAAAGTCTCCACCTGTACCCTTGTAAGCTGCTGCGCCTTCTACAGAGATGAATGACTGTAGTCCTGCTGCTGTTGCTGCAGTAGTTGCTGCTGTTGTACCTGAAGCGATGAAAGCGTTTAGAAGTGCTGTATCTGTTGCCTTCTCGTATGCCTTGCGTAGTTCTGTCATCATCAATTCCATGAATGCTGGAGATGAACGATCTACAAGCTCGAATGATACGCGCTGTAGTCCTGAGAACTTATTTACATCTACTGTGTCGTATGCAGATGTCATGCCTGTCTCAGATGGTGCTGAACCTTCGTTTGTGTCTGCAACTGTTGGAGCAGTATCAGCTGAAGATGCGTTTGTGTAAAGGCGTGGAACTGTGAAGCTCATGCCTGAATCAATTAGTGCTGCGCGTGTTGATGCTTCAAATGCTGGACGACCTGTAAAGGTGTCAGTGATGAATGTGTTTAGGTGTGGTGCAAGTGTAAGACCTGTGTTTGTTGATGTTGAATCATCTGCAGCGCGAACGATGCGGCGTGATTCGTCATCGCCTAGAGCTGCCTTAATGTTAGCCTCTAGGTATTGTGCTGAAGTGATTGGTGCTACGCGCTCGCGCACGAATGTAGTTGCTGTTACAACAGTTGGACGAGCAGCTTCAACCGCTGCTGCCTCTACTGGTGCTGCAACTGTCTCTGGAGTATTCTCCACAGCTGTCTCGCTTTCTGTTGGTTGGGTTGGTGCTAGAGGATGTCCTTCGACTTCCTCAGCTGCTACATCGATAACTTGAGCCGACTTAAACGCTGGCTCCGTTACCAAACTTACTTCAAGCAACTTGGCAGCTGATACAAACATCACATTGCCCTTCTGCTTTGACTTAATTACTTCTACGCCTACTGAAAGACCTGACTGCAATCCTTCTTCTGCAAGGATAAGAGCTTCAGATCCACGATTAGATCGTGAGACCTTGAACGATGCATAGATGCCGTCTTCTTGCTCTGTGAATTGTGTTGCCTTGCCTAGTGGTTGGCGTGAGTCATGTTGATTAAGAAGCTTCACAGTCTTAGGATCTTCTGGAAGTGCGATTGCGCCCTTCTCAAATACGACTTTGCCTGCTGAAGTATTACCGACTTCGCCTGTACCTGCTGGCACGATCTTGCCGGAGATTAGTCTTTCTTCAACATTGGCAATTAAGCCAGATGAGAAGTGGATAACTTGATTTTCCATTATTCGATTCCTTCACTGCCGTTAGGTGTTAGGTCTTCCATCTCCATAGCCTGTTCAACTGTAATCAAGCCTAGAGATAACATTTTTTCAATTACTAACAAGCGCTCCATTGGTTCTGTTGCTAAGAATGATGAGTCCACATCAAAACGCACAGAATTACCGCGAGCGGTTATGTCATCCATTGAAAGCCTGTCCTGAATGGCATTTACATACGGTGCAAGGCTCATCGAGAAGAATTGCTTACGCTCGTCAAGTACATTCGCATAAGTCATTGATGAGTTGGCTTCTGCCGAAAGCATATAAGCTGGGATGTTGCATAGGCGAGCAATCTCTGTTGCTAGGAACTGTTGCGCTTCGTCATACATCATGTCTTTAGGTGAGAATGATGTTGGCTGATACTCAAGAGTAGATGTTAAGTATGCAGTTGAGCGATTGTTGCGAGCATTCTTCCATGCTGCAAGAAGTCCAGCGATCTCTTTAGGATCTAGGTCTGCGCCATTGTTACGCAATACTCCAGAAGGCATCGGTGTGCTGGCTGCTAAAACTGCTGCCTTACGAAGGTCGATTGCAGCTCTAATTGTTTCAGATCCGCGCTCTAAAATACCTTCATCGAATGATTGAAATGTTACGAGAGATCCGAGACCTGACATCGGAACTGCAACTGCATCGATGTAATACTGAGTTACAGTCATGCCATAAAGATCTGTAGTAAATGTAACTTTAACATTTGGGATCCATTGGAAGCGAGAAGGTCTGCCATCTTCAGCATAGACTTCTGTTACTTGCCAGTAAGCAACGCCATACATCATCAATGAATCTACAGTCCACGCCATTGTTACAGAGCGAGGCTGATTAACTGCTGGCTGATCTACCCACACAGGGTTGCCTAATTCTTCACCTGTTGAGTTACGGTAAAGGTTAAGTGGAAGCCCACCGATAACACCGCTTAAAAGGTTTCGGCATTTTGCAACTGACGGCACAGACATAGCTTCGTTGCGTTGAACGCGTGGAAGGATGTAATTGTAAAGGGAGTTAAGATTCTCTCCCATAATAGAAGGGGCATATTGCGCTAAAAGCGATGAACGCTTATCTTCAGAGATTGCTTCAGTTTTGCGGAATAGACCCATAGTCATAAAGTGTATCATTTGTCAAGTAATTAGACAACATGCTAGGGCGTGTCTAACCGTAAATCTGTGGCTTAGGTTGAGGGATCATTAGCTTGCTTACTGCCATTGCTATACCAATAGGTGCAGAGATATCGCCCGCAGACTTTCGCTTGATGATGCGCCATGCTGAGTCATTGACTTTAGCTGCGCAGTTATTCATCTGCTGAATAAACTCGGCTTGCCCATTGTGGACTACTCGATGATTAACTAAGCCTTCAAGTAAGTCACCGCATGCCTTATAGAACTGCTGTCCAGAGACATCTTCAACGACCACGCCACTATTAGACAGACGATCTGCAATCGTCTGGGTGGCGTACTTGTCAAAACAGACTAGGCGCGGCTTATAGATGTCACACCAAGCCTTTATACTTGCAGCCATCTTCAGCTCATCGATAGCAACCTGAGAGCTGTAAGTCTCTAAAATCCCGATACCGATCCGCCCATCTGGGAGCAACTGACCGGCAACGAGTGAGCCGTTTCTACGACTCGGACTTACATCAAAGCCGAATACTGTGTAAGCACCTACTGCCATCTCTAATTCTGAGTCAGATGTTTCCTCAAGAATGCCATGAGGCCACGGGCTACTGAGAGAATCTATCCACTGACAAAGTGTCTCCGTGCGCGTATTCTCAATCGGTGAAGTAGCAATCGCTTCTTCAATCGCTTCTTCTGTGATGGTGTATCCCAGAGAGGGGTTAGCCAAAGCCCATGCATTGCGATCGTCTATCTTGCAGTATTGAGGGGCTGAGTATTCATAGAATCCAAAAGACTTGGGTGGGTAGTCGATGGCTCTTTCTCGTAAGTCGTTGAGTACAGTGCTGAAAGCGTCTCCTGCATTAGAGGTAAGAAGCGTTTGAGAGTTTGGGTGAGCTCTAGTTGTAGGAGTAGCAGCTCTAAATCCATCTTCTGTGATCTCTCGGACTTCATCGATGTAGAGCAGTCCATTGACTGATCGACCGCGAGAGCCGTCTCTAGTTGCTGCGACAACATCAAGCCTTGCTCCAGATAGCATCTCAATAGATTCTGTGCCGTTAGCGTGTCGGATCTGTTTAACGAATCCTTTAAGGTGGTCATTGGTCTCCAATAGGTGTGTGACTTGTCGGAAGGTGTCTAGTGCCATGCTTCTGTTCGAGCTCATAATGAGGACATTGGTATTCCACTTAATCAAGTGAGCAAGGATTAGCATACGCGCCAGATGTGTCTTTCCATTCTGCCGAGCCACAAGAATGAGGTTTGTTTTACGAACCCACATGCCTTTCTTGTCCACAGTAAGCATGTCCTTTAACACAAACTCCTGCCACGGCATGAGCGGCATTTGGACGATCTCACACAGGTCTTTAACATCTTGCAGCTTGTTTTCGCCCTTAAGAAGTGGACTGTGAAGCCGTGGCTTGGTTGCCCCTCGCAAGGCTTTGCGCTTTTTAGGCTTGTCTGTCATTGACTCGGATTAGGTCGGGTCTTAAAAGGACTATCCAGCATCGTTTCGGACTGCATCGGGGAGATATTGTCGAT